AGGTTCTTTAATACTATTAAAGTAGTTCTTTATACTATAGACGTTTTTTTCATCGTCATCAGAAAAACCAATCGTTGGTTTTTTTGGAATGAATTTGTTAGCCACATCTTTTTTTAGAAAAGAACTTTTTTGTAGGACTGTTGCCATTGCTTTGACATACTTCACAAAATTTGCCATGGCTAATACTTTTGCTTCTTCGGGGTTTGCAGCATCTTCCTCTACACCAAAGCTTACGGGGTTGTATTTGTTGAGTTCAAGATAAGACCATATTAGCTCATCATCTGTCATTTTTTCTTCCCCTGAAAAATCTCTAAATTTTTTCAGGTTTTTTAAAAGAGCTTCCTTAGAAATACCACCAAAATTATTTTTAATGTAATTGTAAACCCCTTGTTTGATTGTTTCTGGATTGTGTCCCCTCGCTGTTATTATTGCAAAGATTGACCCATTATTAATAGCCTCCCTAAAATCAGACCATGCCGGACCTAACTTTGCTTTCATTGCGTCAATCAAAAAGTCTTGGTCCCCGTCGACGCCAAAAAAACGAAAAGGCTTTGGTGCATAATCTACAATAGTTTTCCCTTTGTAAGTGAAATCTTCTTTTCCAATCTTACTTCTATAAGTGGCAAAATCCTCTGTAGACATTGAGGTTTCCGAACCTTTATTGTCTAAGAGGATTATTTTGGTGGGCATGTGCACCAGGTTATCGTCCCAATCAAATGCGTAGTATTTGAGGTCTGGAGTTCCAGTTTTGAAAGACGATGTTGATTTAGTTTTCATTTTCGAAAAGGCAAAAAAAGGGTGGGAAAGTCATTTTTCCCACCCCAAAGATATTAAATATTTTCGAACGACGCACCAGTAGGTGTAATCAAGAACTCAATATCGATAAATTCAAGTGCCTTAGTTGGTTTGAGATAAATCTTACCAGTAAGAGTATTTCTGTCCAAGTCTTCCGGAGTTGAAGAAACCGTTACACGGAAATCATACAAACCACGGTCTCTTCTAATAGCATCCAAGATTGGGTTTACAGAGTCCAAGAACTGTTGTCTTACAATCTCATCGTTTTGTTCGAAGAGCAATCTTACAGCGACAGCAGAAATTAACTTTCTAGCTTGCAATAACAATCGTCTTACATTCAAACGATTAAGTGCTGTATCTCTGATTTGGAGAGTTTTGTTACCCCAAATTACAGTACCAACATCCGAGAAAGTTGCGATAGGGTTAATTCTACCTTGATACAGTGTATCTCTATCTTCTTGAGTTAGTTTCAATCTAGCTTTAACCGAGTTAACAAGTCCTCTCGTGTAACCAGCCGAAGCGAACCATGGGAATGAAATGTTATCAGTCAACGCAAGGTTTCTACAAACTTGACCAGTTGGTGGGATGTAAATTTGAGTATTGTTAACCGTATCTCTTTCAAGAATCCAAGGATAGTAAGTTGCCGTGTACGACGAATCTATGCCTGTGTTGTCCAAATTGTCAACAGCTTCTTGTGGGTAGATAATTTCGTATTGCGAAGTACCGTCAGGAGTATACATGTTGTAATCAGGAGAAGTTACGATGTAAACCGCATCAGCTCTCTCGTTTTCTACCATTCCGATTGCCAACTCACAAAGATTTGAGTTATTCACATAATCAATACCTGGTGTAGCAAAAACGTTGATATTGGTAGATTCAGGATTATTGAAAGTCAATTGACCTAACAAGTAAGCGTAATAGTCGGTGTTAGCAAAATCTTGAGTATTGTTTTCAACAACAATTCTTTTGAAAGTGCCATCACCAGAAGCAGTTGGGTAACGCTGTGTAGGTGTTGAACCCTGTAAGTATCCTGAAGCTCCAAGAGCAAATCTGTCTTGGTTTGTTCTGAATTCTCTGTAGATATCCCATCCATCAAAACCTCCTTGGAATACACAAGTGAATTTTCTTGAGTAAATGAAGTAATATGGACTATCCTGTGAAGTAGGTTCGGAGTCGAAACTTGCAACACCACAATCAAATGCTGGAGTTCCACTAGTTACTTGGGAATTAGAAATTGTTACAACTGTTGCACCAGAATCCATGTGGAAACCTTTTGTTTGGTAGTTCCAAGGTTCTGAAGTTGTTGCAATATCCCAGTTAGCTACGGGGTTCTTCTTTCCTTTGTATTGAAGCAAATCTGTGTCGATACCAAATTGTGACGAAATACCCAAATATGTTCTTCTTACAATGTCACCAGATGATGTTACAATATTTGCACCACCAGCACTTGTTCCGAATGGTGGGTCATAAATTGTTTCACCAGGGAAGTAGTATTGTGTTTTGATAATAGGGAACGGAGAAGGATTAGTTGCGCTTTCGTATACTCTTTCCTCTAAACCGTAGAAACCACAAGGAAGTGCATCAACAGGATATTCATCAGAGAGCTCAACCATAAGGTATGCTGAGTTAAGAGGGTACTCACCGTCTGATGAACCTATCTTTTTAGCAACAAAGCTGTTTTGTGATGGGTCCATAGTACAGTTAGTGTATTTTTCATATACAACTGGATTTGCATCAGTATCGAAGAAGTTTCTTACTAATACATCAAATGTTCCGTTATTGAATGAAATGTTTGCAATTGAAACCTTAACTTCAGTATTTGACACTTAATACCACGAACATATCCTTTGTTGTATCCGTAGTTCAACATGCCAAGGTAAGATTCCTCAACATAAATTGGAACTTCTTGTCTTGGTTTAGAGAAGTTAGTAATACCCAATACTTTAGTAATGTAGTTTGCATTAGTCGAGTCAAACGATGTATCAAAAGTGAATGTATCTCCTTCGTATGTCACACCACTTAATTGGAATGTAGCAAAAGGACTTTGTGAAATACCTGAGTAAGCTCCGGTACAAATTAAGTTCAAATCTGTAAGACCAGTCACTTGGTATTGAGGTCCATGCTCACTTGCTGTGTAAACAGAAATACCACGAGAACGTACAGTTGCAAGAATCAAGTTGTTCCACTCAGTGTATGCAGTACCTGAGTAAGTGTAAGATTCACCAGTAATAGTTCCGGTAAAGAACCCAGATGCTCCAGTAACAAAGTTTGTAACATCATAATACCAAGAGTTACCTGAGTAACTGTTATTTGTTGTTACATCAAATGTTGCATAGTACCAAGGGTCGTTTGTACCAGCAGTTAAGTCCGCATTATCCAAACTCAAATTATCACAACCAAAAACGTTTTCAAGGTTTGTATAAATCCCATCAAGTACATCATAATCTGCCGTTGGAATAGAACCATACACATTTACAGTGGTTGCAGAAATTGTTGTATCACCTGAAATGTCAATCATGAATCCGAATAAGTCAGCATTGTAGGTAGATGTTGAACCATCATTCAATGTGTATTGTGTAGAGAGAGAGTTAGAAATTATTGCAGGTAGGCCAGTGCCAAAAGAAAGTGTTGTGCCGGATGTATAACCAGTGAAAGTTACCGTAAAAGGAACTGAAGCGACACCAGTGTTAATACCAACAGTTGTACCGTCAACGTTAGCGATAGCTTGCAAACTCCAAGAGGGCCCAGCATCGTAACCGGAAAGACCTAGAATACGAGTTACGAACAATTGGTTAGATTGTTGCAAATAAGCTTTGGCTATGTATGCAGCTTCGTACTTTGGAATTTGTGTGTTTATAAATTTGGTTGGTATAGTACCACCAAAAAAAGTTTGGAACTCATCAAAATTGGTGATGAAAATTGGTTCAAAGGCAGGTCCTTTTTGTGTTTCGCCTACTAAACCCAAAGTAGTTACACCAACACTTTGAGCAACAAACGATAAATCAGTTTCTGATGTATAAACCCCTGGGGATACAAAAACTTTTTGGTTTGCTTGAGATGTTACTTGAAAAAACATTTTTTAATTTTTCTTATTCGGTTTTATTTTTATGATAAATATTTGATTTAAACACAAAAAACTTGACTTTTATCTATGTATTAGTAAGCAGTATGTTTTTTTTCTGCTTTTTTTCTGCCTTATGAAAAGTACCCCTAAGAAGATTAAGAACCTCAAAATTTCAGAATCCACCCACCAAGTGCTTAAAGAGTATTGTGATGACCATGGTTTAAAGATTTATAAATTCCTAGAAAAATTGATTCTAGACAATTGTAAAAAGCAAAAAGATATTTACGGAGAGAATTAAACTAGCTTTGCTTGAAACTCTATCGTTGCTTCCTCATTTGGATTTTGTTTTGTAATATCTACTTGTAACAGGTCTCCAGTATTTAGTTGAATAAAATTAACATTACGACCATAAAAATCATTATTGATATAAACCCTATATCCATCATTAATAGAAGTTCCACTTGTAACATTCAATGTCCCAACTAAAGATAAATTAACTCTATAATCAACTTTATCGTCAATAATTGAAGTATTTCCTGAGGTGTAAAATAAGTTATATGCAAATTCATCAGGATTCGGAGGAGTTATTTCTGCTCTGCGACCAACAGGAACTTGACTATCAACTTCAAAAAGTTGGACAACACGGGAAATCGCTGGCTTAACTTCAAACTCTTCTTCATCAATCAAATAACCAAGCATTGTAAAATCGTAACTTTGGATGTAGTAGTTTCTCTTATCAACATCAATTACAGATTCATCCGAAACATTATTCATAATAATTGGGACATATTGCCCTTTGATAAAAGTGTATGCTTGACGGGAAGAAAAAGTTTGCAAAACGTTCTTATTGAAAGTATTCAACTCCCTCATTCTATTACAAAGAATTTTTACGCTGTAATTAATATCTACAGGAACTGGTTGGGGTATAGTATAGATATCATATCCTTTTTGGTTTCCATTCCATGTGGGAACTTTAGCGTAATAGAATTGTTTCCTAACAGGAATTGTGTATTGAAGTGATGGATTTGTTCCATACTTCACCTCTGGCTGACGAACAACAGTAATAAATGGTAATTGAACGTTGAAATCTTGGTCAACGAAATTCCAAGTTTCAGTAAACTGAGACCATCTTTGGTTTGTGATAATTTTATCAACAACACTGATGTCTTTTCCGGATACGGTAGTCTTCAAAGAAGTTTGAACAAATTCCAACATCCCCCCATCTAAATCAGCGTGCAAAACACTCTGTGGAAGATATGTTCCATCTTCATTGATAAACTGAAGAAGTTGTTCTCTTCTGGCTGAAAGAATTTTTGGTGGAACCAAATTAATATCAGGTTTCACTTGTTGTTTGAAAATGGGTACTTTAGGTAATGCCATTAGGTTCCAAAGAATTCATTTTGTGAGGTAGGAACAGCAATAACAGTTCTATAAAACGGCTTGTATCCACCATAAGTGTGTTTATTATCCGATACCACACGACCATCATCAGAGACAGTGTAGTAACGAACTTTGCTTTCAGTTTCGTAGTAACCAAGGTAATCACCATAAGCGATATCAACCCCCAATTCTTCGAGATAAGATTGATAAACGGAAAAACGCATATTACCAGGTTCATTCTGTTCAATACGAGAAGTTCCAAGTCTTTGACCCGTAGGTGCCA